CGAAGCCCAGACGGGCGGCGGTGGCCGGCATTATCTATTCCGGCACTACGGTACCCATATCCCAAACTCATCCGGAAAGATCGGCCCCAAGATCGACGTGCGCGGCGACGGCGGATATATCGTAGCCGCTCCAAGCCTTCACAAGTCGGGACGGTGCTACGCCTGGGACCCGGCCTTTTACCCGGGCGATATTACAATTGCCGACGCCCCGGCCTGGCTGGTAGCTGCAGCAACAAAAACCAGTACGCCTTCCAAGCGGTTAGAAATTCAGGAACAAATCGGCGAAGGCGACCGGAACGACACCTTATTCCGGATGGGCTGCTCTCTCCGTGATAAGGGGTTTTCGTCTGAGGAGATTCTTGCTGCGCTGTTAACCGCAAATAAGAACCGCTGTAACCCTCCCCTACCGGACAAAGAGGTCGAAACCATCTCCCGCTCGGCGGCACGCTACGAGCCAAAGCGAGCCATAACATCCTCCGGTGGAACACCCGATCTCCGGGTCTTCCGGATGACGGATGTCGGAAATGCCGATCGTCTCATCGCCGTCTATGGTAATCATCTTCGCTATTGCTTCGCCATACGCTCGTGGCTTATCTGGGACGGAAAACGCTGGGCGATGGACAGCACGGGCCGGATCGTCGAGATGGCGAAGGAAGTTCTTGTCCAGACCCGCAATGCAGCGATGGCAGCCAGCGACGCAACCCTCGAAAAATGGGCTAGGTCGTCTGAAACGAGGTCTAGGATAACGGCCATGATCGAGCTTGCCCAGAGTATGGTACCTGTAACCCCAGATGAGCTCGATACCGACCTCTGGCTGCTCAACTGCCAAAACGGCATAGTGGACCTGCGCACCGGTCAGCTGGTCCCACACGACCCCCTTCACCTTATGACCCGCATATGTGCGGCCGAATATCGGCCAGATTCGCCACCTGGGCTGTGGGAGAAAACGGTGGAGTCTATATTACCAGCCCGGGACGTTCGTGCCTTCGTTCAGCGATTCGCCGGATATTCGCTCACAGGCAGCGTCCGGGAAGAGAAGTTCCTGGTTCTTTACGGCGACGGCGGAGCGGGCAAGGGTACTATCACGGAAACGCTGGCCTCCGCCATGGGTGACTATGCCGATACGCTGGCCGTGGATGTCTTGCTGCAATCGAAAACCACCGGCAGCGGCAGCGAACCGACACCTGAGATCGCCAAACTCCCGGGAGTACGCCTGCTGTTAGCCTCTGAGACCGGACAGGGCCGGATATTGGACGAGGCCAGGGTGAAGTCCCTAACCGGCGGTGACCGCCTCACAGCAAGGCGCCTGCGCTGCGACCCATTCGTGTTCATGCCCAGCTTCAAGTTATGGCTCAGCACAAATCATGTTCCCCGGGTCCGTGGGCAAGACGATGGCATCTGGCGCCGGTTCCGACTGGTACCCTTCAAGCAGCAGTTCCGTGACGGACAGAGCCGTGACAGCACATTAAAAGAACGACTCCGCGACCCGGCCTTGTTATCGGAAGTTCTCTCCTGGGCCGTCGCCGGTTGCCTGGCCTGGCATCGAGAAGGGCTGCAAGAACCGGAGGTGGTCATTGCTGAAACCGAGCAATACCGCCAGGAGTGTGACACCTTGGAGCAATTCTTTGAGGACGAGTGCGAAAAAGGGCCTCGGTGTGAGGCTCCTGTCCGGCCGTTCTATCAGGCATATAAAATTTGGTGCCACAAAAACGGCCATATGCCAGGTAGCGCGGCCACCTTTGCTCGCATGATGGAAGCGAAGCAATTCGTCAAAATCAAGAAGAATTACGGATGGGTTTGGCCTGGGGTTGAATCGACTGCAATCTAAAAAGTGACAAAGTGACAAAAATGACAATAAACTCTACCTTCCCCCTATGGAAAAATTCATAGAGAAATACCGGTGAGTTTGTGGAAATTTTGTCACTTTATCACTTATCAAAAAAACGGGAGGTATCATTATGGCTATCAGCAGACGGTTAATCGCTGCCCTGGACTTTCTCGGCACCGACTATTGCATGAGGGTGATCGACGGGTGCGAATGCGTTTACCGTGACCTGGGCAACGGCTACGACATCGAAGTCTGCGGATTCTATTGCCGACGACGAAACAACATCGACATACACATTTGGCAAACAGCAGGTGCCCTGCGTGTTGTTGAGACCGTATTTGGCATAGGTTCGCTGCCGGAACTAAAGTCAAAACTGGACTGCCTGGTTGCAATCTATGGGGAGAAGCAAGATGGGCCTATATAACAGGTACGATTTATATAGGCTAAAGAATCAGGCAAACAAGAAACGCCAAGGGGAGCGCCAAGAGAGGCCGCGGGTACTAAAAGCCGCGGTCTCTCTGCGTGAGTACCTTGAGTCCAAATACAAGCGCTAGGCTAGAAAGGGGTAAACATGGCATTTCAATTCCTCAAGAACCTGTTCGCGCGGCCGACCATGACGCAGCAGACGGCTTTAGTGGCGCTGCCGAGTGGCGGCCCGGCATTTAGGAGCTACGGCGGCTTAAGCAATTCCGACATATTCCTGGCGGGCGTAAACGCCGTAGCCAAGGCCGCCTCCAAATTAACGGCGCAAGCCGTTATAGGCCAGGAAGGAAATAGGGCGCCTGGCGACGCGCAGATAAACAAGGTTTTGGGACTTAGGCCGACGCCGTTTTGCAATACCCAAGAGTGGCTTTATCGAATCACCGCCCTATATTTTGCCAAGAACGATTTGTGGTTGTGGCCGCAGTGGGACAACGGCAGCCTACGGGCCATCTGGCCGGTGGCGCCATCCTCGGCCGAGTTCGTGAGCGACCGGAGCGAGCTACTCGTCAGATTCCTCTTCCAAAATGGCAACAGCAGCCTGCTGCCCTACCGAGAGCTAATCCACCTAAAGAGAATGCCTATCCAGAACGACCTGCTGTCGGAGGGCAACCAGAGCATCGCGCCGGCGATTCAACTGGCCAGCGACCAGACGCAAGGCTTGATCGCCGGCATTGGTCAGGTGCAAAGCCCCAGGGGGTTATTATCCTTCGTGCAAACCCTACGGCCGGAGGACATAGAAGCCCAGCGGAGGAAATTCACTGAATCGCTACGGACCAATAACGGGATCGCCAGTATTGATGCCAAGGCCACCTTCCAGCAACTGGACATACCGCCATATTCGGTCAATGCAGCCGAGCAGCAGGCGGTCGCCGCCAAGATTTTTGCCTACCTGGGGGTGAACGCCAAAATAGTGGACGGGAGTTATACGGCCGAGGAGTACAGTAACTTCGTTGAATCGACCATATTGCCCTTCGCACGTTCCTTGGGAATTGGGCTGTCCACGGCGTTGCTTACCGAAAGGGAACTAGCAAATGGCAACCTGATTACGGTCGAAACAGCCGGACGTATGGCCTTCGCCAGCATGGCTGACAAAATTAACGCCATCAAGGAAATCATGCCGTTGGGCGTCATGACCAAAAACCAGGCCCTGCAAATTCTCGGCCTACCGCAAATCGAAGGCCCTGAAGGTCAGAAGTGCCTGCAATCGCTCAATTTCGTGGATCAATCCATTATCAACAGCTATCAGCTTTCCTATAAGTTCAAACAACCTGCTGGCGGCCCTGGAGGGGAAAGCGAGCAGTAATAGCCTTTGCGCAGAGGCTGGATAGCCAAAGCGACGGACCGGATGGACGGTGGCGCATAGATTGTGCGAAAGACCGAGCGCCGGGGATGGCACGTCCCGTAAACACGGCGTATCAACCAAAAACGGAGCGTGTAACAATGACTGTAGCCGAATACTTCAACCAACACAAGAACCTGACCGGCTCCCAGATCGAGGCCCGCAAGCTTGCCATCCGGAATGAACTGCGGACCAACAACGACGCCAACCTGGAAGAGATTGAGAGGGAACTTGCCGCCCTAGACGAAGTCATCGCCCACCAGGCGGAGAAACGGGGCACCAGCAAGGCATTCAACCCTCTACAGAACATTGGCGCCGAGAACCGGGACGACAGCGTTTACTCTACCCAGGAGTATCGCCGGGCTTTCTACAAGAGCCTGAAGGGCCTTGACCTGAACGATGAGGAGCGGGGCGTTTTCAACCGGGGCAAAGCCGAGCTTCG